GGTTATCGTATGCCACCAGCAATCATTGCAGTAAGTATTATCTTCTTCTGTATCTTTGGCTATTGGCAAAGTGAATCCCTCTTATGGGTTACATTCTTTGCAGCTATTGTAGGTTGTCTAATCTACATTCCTCAATTCCTAGCCTCTGTTCAAACTATGGATATTGTACCTCCATTTGCTGTAGGCTCCGCCGTTGGTCTTCGCGGTTTCATGAGCTACATTGTAGGTGCCAACCTTGGTACAACATTATTCGGTGTATTAGCCGACAAATTTGGGTGGAACGCAGGTTTCTATCTCTTATTGGTAGCATGTATTCTTTGTGTTACATTCTGTGTACTGGCTCACTTTGGTGCAAAAGAATTAGATGCTAAAGAAGCAGAACTAGAACAACTTCAACTAGCTGAAGCTAACTAATAATAACAAAATCCTAAGCAAACTAAAAAGGTAGTAACGTAGATATGTTACTACCTTTTGTTTTAATATAGTATATCCCTGATTTTCTAGATGCTATCTTTTAAAGAGGACAAAAGCCACAATGATACCAATGATTATATTCCCACCTACTATATAAGGCCAGGTAAGAAAATTATGTATATCATGCAGAATTTGAATATCAAACCTTGGCATAAAAAGTAGTACGTTTGCCAAAATCCAAACGATAGGTCCTACGAACTTCATTTTCTTAACCGTATCCATTCTATCTTTAATGGTATCGGTCATCTCTACATCTTTCTCCACAGATACGTATTCTTTATTAATGTAAAAGCCTTTTGAAAACTCCGTTTCAAAAGCCCATGCTTCAACAGAAAACGTAGCAGTACCATCACCATTTTCATACTCTTTATATTTAGCAGTATCAGTAATGCCTTCGTCTATCTCACCCCAAGTGCCCGTTACCATCTCATAACCACTATCTACGAGTTTCATATCGGCTAGTGGCGCTTTACCACACAACTTGGAAAAGTGGTATGCATCTCGCTTCTTATCCCAACGAAGCCAAAATACCTTGTTATTACTATGTTTAACTAATTTATACTCATACCATATATTCCCATGAGTATTAATGTAGCGTATCTTGCCTAAGATCGTATATAAATCACTTCGGATACGCAATGTATCGCTATAGTTAAATTTCATAAAACACTCTCATTCCCAAAACAATATATATTATTAATTACTATGATTGTACATATAATATGAAGTTCTGCCTAGATGGATATAGCAAAAAAGGTAGCAATATATATGTTGCTACCTTTTATTGTTTTATAATCAACCTTGTTGGCAGAAATAAATGATATAGTTTCTATCTGGACTGACTGCAGCACCTAAAGAATAGGGATGATTCCAACTGCCACCAAAATCAAATACATATAATACATAATTATCAGGTATTTCTACTGAATCTTCATTAAATGACAATCTATGCAAATATTGTTGCTGATGCTTTCGATTTTCTTTTTCAGTATAAGTTGGATACACTTTATCTTTGGAACGCTTATTTTCATAATCTTGTTTAGGCTTTAATGCATCTCGAGCGTCCTGTATTCGTTTACGAGTTTCAAAATATCTCTTATACTTTGCACTATTGTCTTCATCTGCAATCTGTACCTTATTAAATTCTGCTAGTACTTGATTTTCTAATTCATATATTTCATCTACAGATTTATCAATAGGATGATCTAATCGTTCTTGTACTAATTTTCCCATCGGCACGGTTGTATTCTTTACGGTTAATATCGACCTTGGGATTAATGCAGACAGGGAATCTGCATAGTCCATCTTCGAATCAATAAATTGTTTAACATACACATTGGATAAATCAGATTTTGAAAGAACCACTTTAGAGTTAGAACGTGCTTCATCAATATATGGCTTTAATTGTTCCGGTGTGCCGCCAAATGCAAATTGTACATAAGCCCTACCTTGAAAAAGACTTGGATTACTATGCATATGAATATTTTTTGCAAAACCAGGTATTTTCTTTGGGAAACCAGGAATCATAGGCATCATTTTATAATCTTTAGGATTATTGATAGGATACTCAATTAATTCTATAGGTTTCAAAAGGCTCTCTAATGACTCTTTTATTTCCTGTTTAGAACGAACTGTAAATAAATCATGACCTTTATTTTTATCTAAATACTCTCGAATTGCCTTTTCATTTGCTTTGTCCCTATCAGCACGCGTCCTATAATCTTTAGTATTAATGGAATTTGTTAGATTAATCTCACCTTGACCATTCTTTTTCATATATGGGCTCACGATGCGTAAAGGTTTATCTCGACTACCAATAAAATAACCTTGATTACGTGTTGCTTCAGTATTATAGTTTTTAATTTCTTTTAGTGCTTGTTCATCCTTATCATTATAAAGTGGATCAAATGTTTTGTATTTACTTCCAAAATCAGGTTTTTTTGATATTTTTAATCGTTGAGATGCGTACTCCTTCTCCTTCCTTTCTAATGTAATTTCATCTTCAATTGAAAGCTTTTTGGGATTTATAGACTTATCCCTTATAACAGCTTTAAAAGCACCAGGAATAATCTCAACAAAATCTAATTTCACAGGAGCTTTAGTTTGTACAGACTGTTTTGACTTTGCATTATTTTTTAGTTCAGCACTGGTATTGGAATTTACACCGTCCACTGTTGCCGCTAAACTAAAATGACTAGATAATGTTAGTGAAAGCATCATCAGTACAAAATATTTCTTATTCATTTCTCTCTCCTATATACACCTACAACTTTTAAAGTCATAGTAAAAAGGACCTACAGTAAACTGTAGGTCCTTATATCTTGGTGCGGTTGGAGGGACTTGAACCCTCACGAGCGTACGCTCACCACCCCCTCAAGATGGCGTGGCATTTAATAAATATTTACAAACTCAAGGAATACAGTATTTATCAGCTTTTATATAACATATATAATTATATATTTTAGCATATTTTAATATAAATTGATGTCAAATTGATGTCAAAACTGCAAAAAAAATAGGGCACCTACTTTTATAGTAAGTGCCCTTGTTTAATAATCAAAAGTTGTCTGCATATCCACCTTTATGCAGTAAGGAGATATTGGATCACCTCCACGTTATTTGCGTAACGCACCGGCAAGAAATAATGCTACGTTGCTAATAGCCCATGTATCACGTTGCCGGCGTAACCTTTGTTCTGTCTTTTTATTATTCTTTATTTCCGCTTTCAACTCGTTCAATGATACGGAGGCTGTTTCCAATGAGTTCGCCTGCTCGGTTATTAATTCCGATGCTTTCTCCAACTCTTGCCCCTGTTTCTCGTTGATAGTTTTGAGCTCGGCCAATTCCTTGCTCCGTTCTTCGTTGATAATCTTCAATTCGTTCAATTCGGTCGCTTGCTTGGCGGTTAAGGTCTGAGCCTCGTTCAATGACAAGTTTGAGCTCTTGATTAAGGCGTCTGCTTGTATCAAGTTCCCTTTGAGTTCGTTCCAACTTGTCAATGGCACGTTGATAGTTGCCTCTTGCGGTGAAGTAGCCGTCAATGAGTTGGCATGCACCAATGAGGAGCAACAAACAACCACAACCAATAATAAGCCGCTTAATAGTAATCTGAGATTTAACTGCTTTGATGTAGTTCGTGATTTTCTCATACATATATAGCCCCCATTATTTAGCCTAGATCATTCCAACGTGCTGCATAGCCTCGCACATCAACATGCACGAAGTCTTGATAGTAATAACAACCAATTCCGTCGGCCCCACATTCTTCGGCAATTTGAGCGAGATAATCAACGTCAATGCCATCGTAGGTTATGTCGGCGGCTGTACCCTCTACATGCTGAGAATTAGGCACGCCCCCTACTTCCTCATTATGTTCAGGGCAACGGTAACCACTATTGATATATAACGGAACCCCTAAACGCTCACGAATTGCGTCTAATAAGTCCACCAAACGCTTGTCAATGATATGGTCCAATTTATTATGTCCATTTTCATCGACCTCATGACGATGGCAACTGCAAGCGAATTCGTAATCATCAAAATATGTGCCAATTTTCATTATATGCACCTCCAATTAAAAATAGGGATACAATAATGCAGCCCTATATAAAAACCTTATTTCTTTAAAAGCATGTCAACTTTAGATTGAACCAAATCTAACAACCCTGTAATGGCAGTATTGCCACCGTCTCGTAGGTTCTCCAAAATGGAAAGAAATTCGACGCTAGCAAGATACAACCATACAAGATTGACTGCGAATGCGTAATTACCTGCCATGTAATCAAAACACCACGCACTCGCAGTCGCTAGGCAATATGTTAATACCTTTGTAATGAAAGGCTTACGCATATGTTTGGATGATATAAGCCCTTTCCCCCATGCAACTGGAATGGCTATGTATTTGTCAAAACCTCCGATATTCTCAGGGTTTGCCCCCATATCAACTAACATTTGATAGCCAATCGCAGACCACTTTGTGAATAGATCTAAAAACACTAGGCAAATGAATATGCCTAACACCTGTACGTGTTTAAGACCTAACATGTATATACCGACTTCCGCAACTACCGCAAGCAAGGCTTTAATAGCGAATGAGTCTGTCAGTGTTCGCCATGCCTCGCATAGAAAATCTGTTATTACTTGCATTGCGTTCACCTATTATAAATTGTCGATTGTATCGCCAGTATTTACATATTTGTGTTGACTGTCGGACCATTCAATTCGAGATGTTGCAAGTCTAACGTCAGAAGTGCCATATTCAATGCTACCAAGTTTAATCGGTGTACTGTACAAATCGTTATTTTCAAATGTAACATTTTTAGGATTATCAACTAAAACTGGAATATTGCCAATATAGTTGCTATTTACGTCTTTAACAGAGTAACTTCTACCGTACCAAGCACCAATTTTAAGAACAGTTGGACGACTAGCCTTGATTAAAATACTGTCAATCGCAGTCTTAGCACATTTACCCATGAATTTGAAATTATGCTCGAAATCACCGGTGAAATTAACAACATTAATTTCTAACGTACGACCAAATAACGCATATTTAACGCCATTTTCTTCATAAGTTTCATCTGGTGTTCTAGTATCTTCGTTGCTACCAGCGATTACTGTTTTGCCTACCTTTTCGCCAATAAAGTTGTGGTAAGTCAAATGAACATCATCAACGCCCAACGGTTCAATAGAAATGGATCCAGTTCCATTGTCGTCAATCTCGAACTGAGTTTCCATGCCTGCCACCTTAACAAAGTAATGAGGCTCACCCTCAACGGCGATAACACGTTGGCCTTTCAATACAGTGCCTACTGTCAACGGTTTAAATTCAGTGCGTGGGAACGCTTTACCTAAATTAGAAATCACTGCAGCCAATACATCTGCGATAGAATTAGATTTACACCACACGTTGCCATTTAATAGCATTGTGCGTGCCTCATCTGCAACGGCACCAGCTTTTAGGCTATCTAACCATTCTTGCTGACTGCCTTTAAAGCCATTTAGTTGTGCAATATCATATGCACTTAAACCGTCAGTACCATTGCGACCGTCTTGACCGTCTTGACCGTCTTCACCTTTAATGCCCGGAATACTTACATTTACATTTAAAGGCTTTTCGCCTAAAGTAACCAAAATTTCTTGAAGTGTTTTTGTTTCTGCCATGATTTTTGCTCCTTTATTTAATGCATAGATACATCATGAATAATAGTAATTTCGCCCATAATTAGCTTATATGTACGTTCTTCTAAGATTAAGAATACGTCATACTGAGCCTTGTTATAGGCTTTATCAATGCTTAATGTGCTGTCTTTTGGAATAGTAACGTAAATAGTTTGCCCATTCACGCTTGTTTCAGCCTCACAAAGCACCTTGCCTTGTTTAGTACGGACCTTACATACGGCACTAGCGTTATTTAGGCTTATATCATCAACAATGGTATATGCCCTCCGCCAATCTTCCCCAACGTGTAAAGTCTCGTTTTCACGTCTTACAAGATCCATTAATAACCCCCTTACCAGAATGAAATGATAAGTAAATCAGCCTCGCCATAATAACCGAATTGGCCAGAATTGTGAAAGAAATAGAAATAACCCTCTTTAGTTATTCCACAACCCCTGAACCATTTACTGTTCATACTTGCACCAGTGGCACTGTTTTGAGGATAACCTCGGCCGTGTGAGAAAGTGCCTCCGACTGGAGCGTCGTTGTTAGGATAGAACACTCGATTTTGCAACGGTTCGCCATGTAACCAATGTCCACCCTCTAAATCGTCTATTTTACCGCCACCCGGCCTATTATTCCAATACGTAGAGTATTGATTGTTAAAGTCGTGAATTTTATTCATATCGCTGTCGTTAAAATAACGACCTCTGATAGAATAAGCTGCCTCGGCTTTCATTTTGACATTCGTCAGATAATATAAACATCGCTCATAGTTATATCCGGCTGGTAATGCAATTTTCTGTCCGCTAACAACATGTAAGCTCATGAAATTAGTGTTCTTTAGTGGTTCGCCATTAGCATATACGCTATTGGCGTCAATTCTTGAACCAGTAATGTTTACGCCCCTAATATTACCGTTAGCGTCAACGCTAAATGTATTAGATGCATTTTTAATAACTGTACCGGTGATTGTACCGCCTCTTAGATCACCAACATTTGCAGAAATAGCCGCTAGATTATCAACGCTAATCTTATCAGCAGTAACCGCATTTGCCTGTATCATTCTACGAGCTATTACATTATCGTCAAATACAGTCTGCCCAGTAACATGTAAAAGTTTACCGTCAATCTTAGTGCCTGCTGGCGTAAGATTAATACGGCTTACAATTTCACGTCCGTCTAAGCTATTAATAGCTTGCGTTACTTTTAATTCGAGCCCTTTGGATATTTGAGTTATTTGTGTAGCGGTATTTGCATTTAGATCAGTAACGGTTCGTTGGAACGCATTAGCTTGGTCGATTAATTTACTATTAAAGCCTTTAACATCGGCTTTTACTGTGCCAACCTCAGTTGTTAAAGCCTTAACGGCCTTATCCATATCGGCTATGCCTAAAGCCTCCATATCAAGTAGTTTACTGTCTATTTTAGCTTTAACAGTAGCAGATATGGCGTCAGTTCTTGGCCCCTCACCAAAGATATCGACATAAGCCACTTTAACGGAATATACTCCGGCCTCTAAAGGAATGTTCATTACATTCGTTGATGTGAAATATACAGTATTATCAACGTAGACATTAGCACCCTTGCAACCGGCTGGAATAGATTGGAATATAACCCCTACGCCATTTAGATTGCCACTAACGTTAACGTTAGTCGGTTTAGGTGGAGCAGGCACGTTGTAAGTCAATTCGGCAGGTGCTCCATAGCCTTTTGATGGGTTATGTGCATACAAATAGACTTTGCCAGTTCGCTCACGTAGCATGCCACTATAAGTAGTGTTATTGCTTTTACCAATCAAGCCATCGTTCTGCCCTGTCCTTGTATCAAGTCGCAACTCATAGAAATCTATGTCAGCATTACGAACTTCAAGCCAGTTAAAATTGGCTTTATCACTGAATGTAATAGAAAAGCCTTGCGGAGCATTCGGAACTTCCGTTTTCATGGCTACAGTGATTGACTTTGTAACCCCTTGCGAAGTATTTCCATGTACGTCCTTAACAATGGCTTTTACTTCGTAAGTATGTCCAAGCTCGCAACCACTAATAGAGATTTGTCCATTACCATTACCGCCATACTTCCAAGCGGAATTGCCCTCACGATACCAAAGCTCGACAGTATCAAAGCTATTAATTTGAGGTGTATCAAATTGAGCTACCACATCAAAGGATAATACCCCATTGCCTATTTTGTAGTACTTAGTGAATAGGGTTAAATTATTCACTTCTGGGATATAATAAGGTACTATCTTATACTGATACTCCCTTACCTCATCAAGCCCCTGTTCGTTACTTCCAAATACATTTAACGAAGTGAACTTGAGATATACCGTCTTGTTAATATCCTCTTTACGATATGGATAATGGAATAAAGCCTCGTCAACTCTGACAAACCTTTCATTTGCACCATGATTAATAGCATTAGTTCCATATTGGCCACGAACTAAACCTCCCAACGTATACCAATTATCCGGATGAGTTTCTACAGTTTCATAGCTCAATGCCTCGCCATTTATCCAACATAATGTGTTGGCACGTTCAGCATCGACATGGGTTCCACTTTTTAAAACACCTTGATTGAGTATCACGTTACAGAAATTGCCATTTTGAGCAAAGCCGTATTTCAATTTCCCCATTCTAGCTTGTTGAGTAATGGATCCTATACGTCGATAATTTTCGCCTGTGTCAGATACCCATACGGAGCAACCGCCCCAACCGCTCGGAGCATTAACCCCAACGAATATTTGATTGCCACCAACATCGCCAACGGTTTGGAATATCGCCACATCATTTACACTTGGTGCAGCTTGGTTATAATCAATAAAAGGTCGCTCGTTCTCATGCACGTTGTATTTAGCCGGAGCATACGTGCCGGGCGGTTTGCCCTCGGCTGTTATTTCTAACTGTCCGTCTGCAGCCTCAGATACAGAAGTTATAACGACTATCTGTTTATTTAGGCCACATAATTCGTCAGTAAGTGTAACAAGGTCGCCCGGTTCTAACCTACAGAAAGCCCAGTCAAGACGGAACGTATACTGATTTTTAGCATATAGCCGTTTCATGGCTAATTGTTCAGCATAGTATTGAGCCCTCGCCTTAGTATACAGATAATGTGCAGACTTCTTGGAGGCTGGCTTTAAACCATTTTTTTGCACATCGGCTACAATCTCAAAAGCGACTGTCTCTTTCTCGTAACCATTCGCACGATTAATAAATTCAACAGTAGCTTGATTATAACTTTCTGAACTGTCTTTTCTCTTATACACAACTAACTGCCCATCGCTAGCCGGAATAAGATCATCAGCATTTAAGTTATATTGAATTTGATTGTATGGGCTCCATGTGCCAATAGGTTTATCGGCTAATGGTACGATTTTAAGCCTATCTGTAGACCAAAAGACCAAACTATTTGTAATTTCAGCTATATCATTAATTACAGTTTGAGCCTTTGAGCTTTTACTATCTGGCGGTGTACTAATAAGAATGTCAGCTGCCTTGCAATATTCCCTGTAGTGTTCCAAACCGTCAATATTAACATCGTCAATGCCTATGGACTTTAACACATACACAATATAATCGGCTGGGTTAACGTCTACACCGTCGCCAGTTTCTAGCAATTTCCCTTTTATTTCAAAGTTGTATTGCGGTAAACTTCCTCGTTCGCCTAAATCGACTACACCGGCCATATATGCCAAGCCACTGTAAGGCAACGCCTTTTCCGGATGCTTAGAGATTACGTAAGGCCACGGAGCTTGTCCATAATCACCTTTATAGGCAGTAAGCTCAATCTTTTCATTCGGATAGTCGTATATTTCCTTATCTCGCCAGACTTTGCCTATGCCCTGAATAGGGCCCTCACATAAGCCAATAGCACATGCCACTGTATATGTGTAGGTTATTTCAGTATGCTTAGAGCCACCACCCTTGCCAGTTCGTGTAGTGGTTTTGTGTTCATGAGGGGTAAAGTCATCGTAATAAATAATATTGCCACTCAATCGTGTAGTGCCTAGTACTTCTGGAACTACTTCACCATAAGAGGCGGTATTTATCATGAAGTCGGAAATCATATCAGCACGATTGGTCGTATTCCGTCCTCTAAATAGAAAACCCATTATTTACCCCCTTTCCTAAATCTGTAAACCGCACGTAAGCGACTTTTGCCCTTAGCGTCATAGAATAATACATCATCAATAGATGAATAGATAACGCCTAGATCAACAAACGCATGTACAACTAAATTATTGCCAACATAGATTGCACCATGAGAAATGCAACGTCCATATTGGTATAGTAGAAAATCACCGATACGAATATCATCAATAGGAACTTCGTCAGCTACTTTTTGAACGTACTTTAGGTACTTTTCTTCACTACGATGTAAATGCCATTCGTTAGAATAATTTTCTATTTCTAGCTCATCACGTTTCATTAGGCCACTATCAACCACTGCAGCAACTAACAAATAGGAGCAATCGACGCCAACACCATGAACCATAGTATTGTTTTGATACGGTGTGCCTATCCACTTTTTTGCAGCATCGGCAATCATTTCACCTGTTGTCAATTTCATCGTATCGTCTCCTTTAACGGAACATAAGGAGTTGCCCTGTTCCTACTAAAATTATTGAATTTAGCCTTGCAAGTTGCAGGTGTTTTATCGCAACCCGGATATATATAAGCCACATCGCCAACATTAGGTGTTGTATTTGTAGCACTCATATAAATAATTGAGTTTGTAGCACTATCCATAATTTGAGTTGCTTGCCCTGATAGTGGTCCGCTTATCCATTCCATACCGCCGGCAGTATAAAAGCCGTTTTCAAACGAAGTATCGACTTGCACGTTATTAGTACCTATTACAGCGGTAACAGTAACACGCTTACGATATTTGGTAATATCAACGCCACACTCTTTGGAATATACAGAATAAGGACATTGCGGATAGTATCGTCTATTCGGATATTCAATATTAAGCCTTTGGACTACAGATTTTGCATTTATCTTTAACGCAAAGCCACCGCCTTGACTAACCTCACAAATACCCTTGAATAGATCAATACATTCGATTACGTTCCCTTTATCGTCAAAGAAAGCACGCCTCAAATTTAACGTAGCACCGTCTAAGCCACCATTATGGGCAACAGTTAAAACAGGAACACCACCAATTTGGTCGGACTGATTAGCAGTTATTGTTACGTTCAACTTATCAACGCTAACAGTACTGGTTGTAGAAATCTTCTCACGCACAATAATTGGCCCATCGCCCTTGTATGTGTTTCCTCCATAACTAACATCAATGTCAGTATCGGCCCAGTAGTAAGAAATGCCACTTTTAAGCCTTAACTCGTACAAGTCGCAAGATACAAATGTCTGTGAGTTGCTTAAATGAACGCTTAAAGCCTCGCTAACTTGTTTCATTTATAATCACCTCACTGTAACCAATTTAAACGATTTAGATTTAAATACGTCTTTAAAAACTGCCTCGTCCGTATAATCACCACTGAACATAACTTTCCAATAGTAAGTGTAATCAGCAGTAATAATAGCGGTAGGAGATACCCTAACACCTGCAGCCAATCTTATAACGCCTTTATCTGATACGGCATTAACTTGCGTACCATTAGCGTATAATTTTAGGTTCTCAATATGTGCTACTGGTTCTCTAAAATCACCATATAAGCGAACTGCTTGCCATTCAGATTGTGCACCAGTTCCAAGCCTTACGCCTTTCTCCTCATGGTCCTCTGGATCTAACCATAAGAACGGAATAGTACCACCCTTTACAGATGCATAAAAGCCCATTAGACGCTTATGTTCTTCTGGGCTTAGTACTGCAAATTCTGTTGTAATGGTATATTGAGGATATTGCCAAGTTGTCATGGTTCGTACTCGGCCGCTCCCAGTACGCTTTATTTTAGTGTCCCATTTTTGAGCCTTTGTAGACTTCCACGCAAGGGTTCTAATGTCCGGAAATTTCAATAAATCTGCCATTACCATGTACCCTCCGTAGCCACAAATTCCCTATTTTGATTAACTAAAAATTGTCGTAAAGAACGACCTGCCGAATTTTCTAACCAGTCGCCAAACGAATTGGCGTCCATAGCAGATACGTTGAACGTAATGCCACCAGTAGCACCACCACCGGCACGTGCTATGCCTGCACCCATTTCGTCGTATGTGCTTTCGCTTAGAGGTAATACGGCCTCTTTATATTTACCCTCGCCAATCTCAGCATAAGTTGAGCCATATGCCACACCACCGTTTGCCATTTTTGGTAAGTCTAATTTTGCGGATCCTAAAGACGCAAAACTTGTTGCACCATTAGCAAGTGAAAGTCCTGCTCCTGCGGTAGTATTAGCAGTCCATGCAGCCATGCCAGCGATAGCACTTGCACCAAAGGTCGCCATACTAACTTGTTGAGCCAATGCAGACCACGCAGGATATTGAGCGTTAGCCGCAGCAATACTGGTTGTAGTTTCTTGCGATTGCATCATTTTACTGAATATGGCTTTTTTAACCATCGCCGCTATCCAACTTGCAATAAAATCTGCAATAGTCTTTAAAATAGCTTTACCAATATTTTGAATGGCAGTCATTAAAGAGGTAGTGCCTTGAATAAGACCTGAAATGCCACTCTGCATACTATCTATGCCGGCGTTTAAAGCGTCAATTAATAGTTGCTGTCCATTCCAATGAGCGTCGATTGTGGCTTGTTTCCACTCCTCCATGAGCTGTTTTTTGGCGTCGTAGTGCTGTTGCTCTGCAATATATTCATCACTCAATGCAGCTTGTAACGCATCGAAGTTCTGTGTTCGCATAGCCTCATCAATCGCATATTTCTCGTTTACCAAGTCAGTATGTTGTTGTAATGCCTTTTTATTGAACTCATCTTGTGCAGCTAACAACTCCTCGTTTTTCATTTTTTCATAGGAGATTTGTCCGTCAGCACTCATTTCGAATTCAACACCTCGTTGTTTTAACAGGTCAATATGATGTTGTTGCTCCATTTTGTCCATTTTCATGAACTTATCGACCATTTCTGCATAACGGTCCTCGATTTCATCTATGGCATTTTCATAGTCATTTTTCAACTGCACGGCAGGAGATACATTACCTGTACTGTCTTTACTAGCGGTTTTAAATGCAAAATCCTGTTGCATATCACGAATACCAGTTTCAATGGCACGTAGTTTTGTCATTTCCTCCTGTTTCGCCTTGATACGCTTTTCTGCATAAACTTCATCAAGTAATTTCAAGTCCTCGTGGTAATTTTCATTAGCGGTTTTTGATTTTTCAAGTTCTTCTCGCTCCTTTTGGTATTGAAGTTTGATTAACTCTACTTGGTTGCCTTGCATTTCTAAAAAGGACTGCAAGATTTTTTCGTGAATTTGCTTAGCCTCTTTTGCTAGATCTTCACCCTTGCCACCTTTACCACCTCCACCGCCTTTGCCACCGGAGCCACCACCGGAAGTGTCGCCACCTCCACCGCCTCCAACATTAAGGTCGCCACCTCCACCGGATAAACCTGAGGTAATTTGCCCCATAATATCACCGGCAGTATTGACGATACTTTGTGCAGTATCAGCAGAAATCGTGTCTACTTGTTGAATAGCAGTAAACGTGCCACCGAAGAACTTCGCAACCTTATCGCCTACGCTATTAAGTTTAGCGATTAACCAGTTAAGAGCCTCAATAATCTTATTAACACCCCAAACTGCAGTATGCACGATAGTGGAAAATACTTCGCTTAGCGTTTCACTAAAACCACCTGCCGCAGCCCTAGAAAGACCAAATACAGCGACAAGCGTCATTAATGCACCTACAAATATAGGAATAGGGTTTGCCATCATGATTGCGTTAAGAATTGCTGTAGCACCACTTAATGCAAGTGTAGCTACCTTCGCCACACCCATCGCAACCGCACTAGCAATATTTGCAGTCCTAATAGCCATAATTACGGCTTGTGTAGTCATTGCAATGGCCCTAAAAGCACCAAATGCAAGACCTACCGCACCAATAGCACCGCCCAAGATTACACTTGCAGCAGTAACCAAAGTTGTACGAACAGTCAATAAAGCAAGCATTGTATTATGACTTGCTATAATGGCTTTTTGTGCTAAAAACGCAGCACTCACACCAATAATAGCGGCAGTAATCAAAGGCATAGATGTAACAAACAACTGTACAAAGCTAGATACGATATTTTTAATGGTGGTGATAACCACGCTTAGGCCACTAAAAGCCCCCTTAATAATTGCTATAGATACTTGTGCAGCTGCAGCTACTACTTTAAAGGCAAACGCCAATTCGTTTAACACGCTCATAAATGCATCGGAACTTGTCATATTGCCCAGTTCCTCCATTACTGGTTGGAACGCAGCAATAAGATCATTCTGCAATTTAGTTCCTATATCTTGGAATGTCATAGGAATTTCTGCGAATTTTGCGTTTGTTTCTTCTGCACTATTAAATAACGCATTCTTAATAATGTCAGCAGTAATAAGACCTTGCGAGCTCATTTCTTTTAATTGCCCTACAGATAGCCCCATTTCTTGTGCGATACTTTGTGCCAACATCGGAGCATTTTCCATGATGGAGCGGAATTCGTCGCCCTGTAACTTACCTGCTGCCATAGCTTGTGTTAATTGGTACATGGCGGATGTAGTTTCTTGTACACCTGCACCGGCAATTTTAAATTGCTTATTAAGTTGTTCAACAAAATAAATGGCCTCATCGTTGGAGGTGAAAGCGTCTTTTGCTAACAAATTTAGTTTTGCAACGCTATCCGCCATATCTAAAAAGCTACCACGTGAACGATTGGCGGCAGAAAATACCTTATCCATGATTTCGGCGGTGCTTTGACTGCCGTCATTGATAAGATCAATACGAGCCCTTAATTGCGTTAATTGGTCCGTTGTCTTAACTGCACTAACGGCCATATCCTTTAACGCCCTACCGGCTGCCTCAATGCCCATCGCAGCACCAGCGAATGCAGCACCAGACTTTGCAGCGTTCATAAGTCCCGGAATCTCAACCCCAAAGACCTTTTGAGCTTTATTCCTTACGCTATCAAGCGAATTAGAAATGCTTTTGCCTAGTGCTTGATTAGCTTTCCTTGCTACTCTATCAAGTGCCTGTTCAGCACTATTAGATGAGCCAACAATTTTGACATTAATTTGACTTTCGGCCATATGCTATATCTCACCTCCCTCTTGTCTGAATTCTTCCATGAATAACTTTTCTTCGTTTTTGCGTTTAGCTAATGTCATTGGATGAAGTTGTTTCATAATATCTTCAACAGTCAATTTTCGTTTGCCTGCGATATGTACATTCGTCATTAGGCACGCAAAATACGCTTGCTTACGGTCCTCTATTTCCGTTCTTAACTCATAACCCTCGGCAAGTTTGTAATATTCCATAGGGCTTAAATTCATGAATTCCCACGGTTTAAGATTAAGCGGACCATAGGCCATGCGTTCAGCTTTCGTTATCCATACTTTAAAAGAGGGGGCTGTGTCGCCCCCTCTTAGTTTTTTGTTTCGTTTTCAGCCTCAACCTCGGAGCGTGCTTGCTCATCGGCCTCATCTGGGAATAATGCGTAATATGCAGCCTTACCAAATACACCACTACCAATAAGGGCTTGTACAATCAACTGTACAAGGTCGGCATATTGGACTGTGCCCTCGTCAAAGAGTTCTTGCAATTTATCTTGGTAATAGATGTAATCACGCTTTTTGCCGTGGTGTTTCATACCTACGACCAATGCAGTGATAAGCTGATTAAACGTCATTGTGCCATTTTGTACCGCTTTAAAAATAGGCTCACCCCATAGCTGTTCCAACTCAGCAATACGACCAATGTTGAAATAGATAGTTTCGCCCATAGCGAATAGATCACAATTAATTTTTTTCATTATAAACACGCTCCTTACAAATAGTTAATTAGGCTTTTTTCAATTCAGACAATGGACCTGCGCCGTTCAATGTGCCTTTATATGTAGCCACATCATCATGCGGAGTACTTAAGGACAATTCTGTAATAGATGCATAGCCAGTCATGTATGATTTGTCTGGGTATTCAAATTTTAAATGAACTTTTTCATCGTTTAAGAATGCTTTTTCAAGCAATTGTAAGCTTTCTTCGTTTGGCATTAAAAGCGTTTCAAGGTCGATAGACCATTCTTTCATGCCCGGAATAGTAACTTTCCAACCGCCACTGTCTTTACTAGATGCGTCAATAGAATCGGCTTTACGAGATACATCGCCACTACGTTGACCGCCCAAGATAAGCCATTCAGCATTTGTAGTTTCGTCAGTGCCTACATTCAAATAAATAAGATAATTCTTGCCGGCTGTAGGCATTGCGGTTTGAGCCGGTTTATATAATTTTTTTGGTGTTGCAGCTGGTGCCATTAGAAAATACCTCCGTTAGTTTTCTCTTTTAAATCAATAAGGCGAACCATAAAGCGATATTGCGTACCAACTAAAGGTCGCACACTATCATGGTCGCCAATTTTACTTGTGCATACTAAATCTATAATCTGATAGCCAGTATTCTGTAATATACATGCAGTTTCGTCTAATTCACCACAACGTTTGCGTAGATCATTAATGATTGCCTCGAACCTATCTTCCAAGTTAGCTATTAATTCGTAACCTACTTCTAAATCTGGGTTATCGTTTCTACCCCAAACCTCGATATATAGTTCTTGCTCCAATTCAGATTGAATGGAATTATCACCCCTCGTAGTTTCCCCACGAATAATCATAATAACGCCATTCTCATCGACTTTCGCTGCTTGTGGTCGCATAGCACCAAGCATGACATTAAATGCAGCACCGCTATTGTCGATAGTAGATTTAATATGTTGCATTAGTTCTAGCCACATATTACCCCCTGTATATTTCAACGGTACGATAACGAGCATACCTTTTCGCATCGCCTGTCAAATCTTCCGGAGTTATCTGCTTTTCTAAAATCTTAATGCGTTCATCAAGATATAATAATTTCTTACTATAGAAATCATCTGTCGAACCGTCCCTTGTGTAAGCACCCGGCAACGCATAAGCCTTATCAAAGCATACAAAACGATATGTATAGAGTTGTACTAGCTCATCTGCTAGATAACTTCTAATTACATCGCCTTGTGGAACTCCTAAACGCTTAGCGAATGCATAAAGCCCTTGCTCGGCACGTTCGACATGTTGTGGCAGTACCTCTTTGCCTAATAGCTCATCGGTGAACTGCATTTCCGTGTAGTCGTATAACATTTGAGCCCCCTATAATCGAATTCTAATTTCACGGTCTTTCTTTCCAAGCCAATCGCTACCGCTTATATCTTCAAGTGCCATATTCGTAGCCTTTGCGAATGTAGCATACACATCGCCACGTTTACGATTAATAGCGTCATATAAGAATGGATCAGATTTCGTTCCCGGATGATGGACCTTTTTAGAAAATATAAAACCATTACCGGCCATAGGTGCCCATCGCAAAACGCTTTTTGTCTTAGGACGAATAATATGAGGCCGTGTACCCTCATGGACGAACACCCCATAAGGTGCAGCCCTATCATCAAGATATACAACCCCAATATTATTGCCATTATTAAAGTCGAACCGTGTATCAATAGCACGTTCTAGATTGGCTGTCCTAGATGTAAAGTTATGCTTTGCCTGTGCCTCATCTTGCACCATAAAGGTGCTCGATTTAACGGCCTGTCTCAACCGTCTTTCGAACACCTCAGCAGGTAACATGATTACGCCTCGGCTTTCTTACGGCCACCACGTTTAGGCTTTTCGTCTGTGTCCTCAGTATCGTCAGTTGGTTCTGTTTCCTCCAACTCCTCAACTGCAAAGCCCTCGGACTTTAAACGTTCAATATCGTAATCTGTTTCTACGTATTGAACTTCATTAAAACGTACAAGTCTTGTCATTTAAAACACCCCTTAATTACGCACCAGTATTAACACGAATTGCAGCAAAACGATTTTTAGGGATCCACAAATCATGATACTTACGGTAGTCGATTTTCCATGCATCCGCCTTTTGGTTTAATTCCGGAGTGAAAATACGTACTTTGTCTGTTTTAGATACCGCAATAGGTGCACGTTGTGGCATGATGATCCAGTTAATGTCTTTTGCACCTGTGTCTGCTTTAAAGCCACCTGCTTGTTGGTTTGCTGCTTTACCGTCATTGAATACGTAAGCAGTTTTCATACGTGCAGATGGAACGCCCAAGATAGGAATATCATTGAAAGATTTAACAGTAGTATTTACGGAGCCGTTTTTGAATTCGGCAACATTTAAATAACGATTGAATTTATCGGCATTATTCAAGATAGTACGCAATTTAGTGGACATAACGATAATTAAGCCCTCTTCTTCGCCTACTACGTCTTGAATTTCTGTGATTTCAGCCTCTAACTTTTCCAAGATAGTGGCAACGGCAGGAGTAAAACCAGTGGTAACCTTATTTTCTGCAGTAGCTAACGCAGAAATTTTAGAATAACGATAAGCGTCAATTTCCGGAATAACTTGTGTACGTTGGAACTCACCCATTACAGTGCCTGCAGTCGCAACGAAGTTAGTTTCATTTACGTCCATAGAGTCGAGTTGGAATGTACGGCCACGGTCTTGTGTCATTTTGTGAGGAGCGAATTTCAAAGTAACGGAACCTTGATTAAAGCCCTCATCACGGTCGTACTTCGCAAGACCTTGCATAGAAATTTCTGGAATGTGTACAGTATCGCCACCGTCATATTTTACTTGGCCTGCGTTAGCCTCCATAAAAGCAGACGTTGCACCTGCCAACATTTGTGCGTCAAGCACAGTTTGGAATTGTTGAGAATATTGAAGTGTGTTAATTGCCATTTTATATAGCCTCCATTAGTTAAATGATTAAAGTTTCACACCAGCTGCAGCAGCGAATTCATTCATTATAGTATCGCCATTACCACTATTGCCACCTTGTCCGCTACCCGTATTGCCAGTAGCTTTAACGGCCCACGTCTTACCTTGCAACCATTCAGTTGTACGGTCTTGAATAGATCCAATTGTGCCGTCCTCTTTTTCGTAGCCATAAGTGCCATCGGCTTGTACTTTAATGTCATTGGCAACCAATCTTGCAAACTCTTGCGGATCTACCGCATTTGCCTTAGTAAAGGCGTCAAGTGTTTGTGCCATAATTTCAGATTGAATACGCTTTGCCTCAGCCTCTTTTGCCTTAGTTTCAGCAAGCTCAAACTTCTCACTCATGGCCTTTAATTGCTTTTCGAGTGTTTTGTATTCTGGAGAATTAGCACCAGTATTGGCCCCTGCCGACTGCTCTAATTCGGTAACACGAGTTGTTAACGTATCACGTTCACCGGTTAATTCCGTGATTTGTTGTTGTAGTTTTTCACGTGTTGTCTTAGCCTCATTATTAAGACGAGACGTCTCCCCCTTAATAGCTGTGATAAGATCTTGACCGTTCTCCAATTGTTCGAGTGCTTGATAAACTTCTGCGATGTTCATGTTGTAACCTCCGTAATAACATGAGAAAAACTATATGTAATAGGACTCCTCCTAATTACACCAATAAAAATACGCCCAATCATCACACATGAAAGGGCGTAAACAAAAAGCACATACAATTATGTATGTGCTTAAAAGTCATATTTTTTTTGTATTTCATCTATTTCTGCCTGTTCTTCTTCAGTAATTATATTATCTGGAGTTTTCGTTACAGGCAAATCGGCATATTGACTATCGTCCATCAATAAGAATGGTATATCTTTTTTCTTCTTTTTATTTTTCTTCATATTCTATAATTCCCTCCTTTACAAGACGCTGTATAACAGAATTCATCGCTTTCCATGTAGACCGATGCTGTTTAATATCATTATACAGTGACTTCATATCATTTACAACTTTGTCTACGTCTATGTTTCTATTAATATTTTTTATTTGATATACATGGCCCATGCTATCGACAAGGACGGCACTATGAACGCTGCGACTCCTCAAATAATTTTCTATATCAGTAACAGAAAAAGTGATATTTTTAGGGTGATTATGTATTACTACATATCTATTTATAGGTGTTTTATCGTTGTTAGGATAATAAACCCTTACATTGTTAGAGCCTATTTTACCGATATTTTCTTTACCAACTTTTTTAGTTGCTAGATCAATCATTATGCCACGTTCTCGATTATAACCATTTGCAGTATTTAAGCATGCTATACATTCTGAATATATTAGTCTATTTATATTCTTTGAATAGCCTAATTCGTTAAATTTATCACGATACGCCTTATTGTTTATAACTTTTGTGTCAATAATATAATCAGAATTTATACTATCGCCCTTTGGAGGGTGTAGTTTTACAGTATTTTTAGGCATTTCTTGCGACATAACAGGAGCCCTTGCATTGAAAGTATTAGGTGTCCAACCCCTTGCAATGTTTTGCCATGTCTCTTTGCCAGTTAACACCTGTTCACGCCCATTAACTCCTAGCAACACTTCTTGATGTTTCTTAGACAACGATTTAATATACTCTAACCCTGCTTGTTCAAGGTTATTATGTCTTTTGTTAACATCAATATCGAGCTCAGTCATAGGCTTAATATGACACATACAATGCGGATGTGCTGGCAGTCGAGGGAACTTATCTTTCGGATAAACCCCTTTACCAAGTCCGTATAGATCAGCATTCGCATAAAAGTCGCATATGTCATACCGAGGATGTCTACTTGATAACTTCCATTGAAAAGCGACAATATCATCATCGTCAAGAAATCTATTCATCTGTCCGTCAGCGTAAGCCCTTGCATTTTCTGTTCGTGCTATACGCTCGGCATGATAACGTGCTTTTTCTTGTGTAGCACTATAAATGGCCTTTTGTAATCTAACTTCGTTGCCATCTTCAACGGCTGCAGCTACTTCATTATATGCAGCCCTAACATAAGGAGTATCGAGCCTTGCTATTTTCCCTTTAACACTACGCAATAACTCACGTTCCTTACGCTTAGCCTCTGGAGTAGCCTCACCACTTATATTTATATCGGATAGCTTGCTAAGAAATTTAGGTATACTGGCCTCCGGAATTATACCACCTTTACCATAGCCGTCGAATATTGATTTTGCTAACCCCTTTACAGTCTTATTTGTTTTTAATGCCTGCTTAATTGTGTCAGCTACTTCATTTCGTATAGTACTTGAACGTCTATATAAACGTTTAGAAAGTGTAAGATCATCACTCGCCCAACTTTCCGACATAGCCTGTGAGATACTTTTAGCGGAGTATGGAACATTGTCGCCATAACCTGCCCTAAAAGTATTAACCAGTTCAGCTTGTAAAGTAGCTTTCATCATATCCATAACAGGATATTTTGCATATGCCTTTCTAACGGCCTCGTTAGGCATAAGCCCTAGTGATAACTGCACTTTTACTTCCTTTTCAAAGCTATCTATCGCCTTGTTTATCTCCCTTTGCGTTCTCATCTTCCGCACCGCCCTCTACTTCGTCATTATGATATGTTTCATCTTGCTCCTGTCGTTGAACGCTTTCTTCAATTTCAGCAATAATATCGTCAAACGTATCTGACTCAATATTAGGCAAGTAGCTGTCTAATACCTTTTTGCCTGTTTCAACTTTAAGAGTGTTGCTACCTAGTCCAAGATCTAACACGGCCTGAGATTGTGCAAGGCTATCTGCAATATCATTAATTTTGAATTCACGAGGATAGTCGCATTTATAATTTACGTTCGTGCCTGTCCATAATTCAAACAATTCAATAATATCGTTTTCGGCACTTTCACATTGTACGGAGAAATCTGCCAAGCGTTGGTTTGTACGTTCAAAGTCCCATTGCTTAGCGACACCGCTTTTTGCCTCCTGTACACCTATAACGGAATTAATGCCGGATAAGCGATACATATCATCGACAAGCATTTTAATTACCGCCATAATAATCTCTGCCGGACCTCTATCTGGTGCAATAAAAGCTGGTGCATGACTACTTTCTGCCGGATACATCAACACATTATTTGTACCTAGCGTGATATCATCAACGCCCTGTCCGTTATCCGGTAATGTTAATGTGCTAAAAGTTTGCATATTAAGTATTTGAGTTAATAGGGAACATAGGTGGTATACTTGATGATTTGTCTTAGCAATAGACCAATACTCCGGAGGTGGTAATATATCCACCTTGCGAGACGAACGCCCAAACCATTGAACGACAGGAACTTTGCCAAGATTATGCTCACCAGTAGCAATGACTTTTTGTTCGTCATTCTTAATAGTCCAAGACGTTCGAGTCCATTCATGGTACTGGGCTTTCGCTTGCCCCTCATCATTAAATACAGTTGTTGAGTATGCAAAGAAATCAAGTTCGCCAATATCATTTGTACGCCATTTATATACGCTTTTAGGCTCAATAGCAACCAAATAAGGTAGTTGCCTATTATTTACTTGGTCGGCAACTGTTTCCCCTATCTCAGATACATTGTCAACTAAAATATACATAACACTATATATTTTGGCTTGCGTAGCATTATAACGCATAAACTCTTGAAGTGTAGTTCCTAATCTATCTACATCATTAAGGAACGTTTCGAATAATTCGCCCTCATTATAATCACGAGAAATAGTGTCTTTGAATATTGGATCTACACACGCATTAATGATAGGTGCAGTATGATTTAAAAAGTAAGATAAATGCTGTCTGAAAGCATAGTTCTTAGCGTCCTCACGTGGATGTTGTTTTAACGCAGCACCAGCTGCAAACATACCTGTGCCATAATAAGCGTCATGCAATAGCTCATATTCTTCATTACGAGCATTTGTTAATATTGCCATATAATAAGCCTCCTAATAAATATTGCCCCGTCTTGCCTTATAATCTGGTGCCGTTAATTTCTCAGCAACACCAGTTAATGCATCCGGAGCATCGTCATGTTCGTTCTTACCCTCACGTTGATAACGTGTGATAGCTTTATAAAATTCAGGCCATCTGTCAGCCCAGTTTTTAGGGAAGTAAATATGATCCATAACCCATGTCGCATTGGATAATATGCGAGCCTCCTTATTCTTAGATTGGTGGAACGATACAACCTTTGTATAATTGCTGTTGTATTCGTCCTTTAATATCCTAGTAACCTGTCGAGCAAAGCCACGACCACCGTTATTACTTTCAAAGTCTGCAATATTAACACGGTTACGGTGTAGCATTTCAGCTACGGCAGGTTCTGTATATTCCATGCTAGCCTTAGAATAGACCACATCAAGTATGTACGCCTCTTTGTCATATATCCCGTAAGTAATACTTGCTAACCAGTCTTCGCCAGTATCAGCAGTATCTGTATAATTCTTTATCTGAGTAAATAACGGAGTACCGTCTGCACCAGTAGGGATATGTTCATAGGTTTTAATGTTGGAATATAGGCACCCTTTAAGGTCTATCGGTATTTGTTGATAGTTCGCACTGGCTATATCCTCACCCATAGCCCTGCACTTTTCTTTGTAGCTTTCATATGACAACACATCATCGCATAGCATAGTGCCATCATCCTGCAAGGCTTTCATGGTAATAACCTTTGCTTTATCCCCAAAGTGTTCTATTGCCCTACCGGCTAGATCATCAGATGCCCAACGAGTCATGATGATAATAATCTTGCCACCCTCCTCTAAACGAGAAAGCATAGTATTCGTAAACCAGTCCCAGTGCTTAGCCTTAGTATTTTCGTTATAAGCCTCTTCTGCGTTCTTGATAATATCGTCAATAATCAGAATAGATGCACCAAAACCTGTAGCAGTACCACTTGGAGAAGTAGCCAAGTATGAATTATAACCGCCCTCTAACGACCACATATCCATAGAGGCATCGCCACGTTTGATACGCACATTAGGGAATATATCCGTATATACAACCCTGTTTTCGTCTGCCTTTACTTCTTGAATATCATTACGAACATTCTTCGCAAAGGTAGTGGATAGAGTTGTGTTATACGAACCAGTCATAATCTTTTCAATAGGATTTTTGCCTAATATCCATTTAACTGCCATCTGAGCTGTACGGCTTTTACCATGTCGAGGTGGCATGTTCATTATTAAAACTTTTGCATCGGGATCTTCATAGAACTCTTGCAACGTATTGCACAATTCTACGAGGTAATCTCTATCTTTCCTATAAAAGTCCGGTGCTTGTAAATGGCAATAATAAAAAAACTCACGCCTTGCTAATTCATATTTGAATTGCTGCATGAGTTCCGAAGTGAGTTTCATATCCTCACCCCTCTTTATCGATTAGCTTTTTAAGTTCCTCTGTTGTTACACCTTCAAGAGGATTGCTTTGAACAGTTGTATTGACTTCCATTTCAGTTTTATCAGTCTGTCCAAGAAATTGCTTGCCAAGAAATATTGCCATTGCTGCAGATCTATCGGCCAGCTTCCACTGTTTTCGTCGTAAGCTAATCTTTCCTGCACTTCTCTTTTCGCGGAAAATGTCGGAAAAAGTCTTACCATACGTACGTTTGCACCATGCATTTAAGGTCTTATCAGAAACGTTTAAAACGAGAGTGATTTCCTCTTGTGTGGCTTGAATCTGACACATTGCTTCAAACTGACTCTGATTTATCACTTTTTTTGGTCGCCCCATTTTAGCCACTATCTCACCCCCTAGCTACTTCAGAACCCCTTTATTTTGTTTATACTTTCCGCATTCCTTATGCACCTTTGCGGTTTTTGTCTTTACTAACGAATGTGATGGTGCATACGATTTGCACATGTGATCAATATGAATTCCATTAGCCTTGCACCAACCTTTTACATTATTGAGGCATCGCCTCTTTTCACAATACACATCTGTCAATCGTATTCACCTCGCTTCCTTAAAATTTGTATACAAAAAGACCACCTAACCGTATGGATTAAGTGGTCTTTTGCTTTAGTGTTCTAGGTATTCACTGTGTCGTTGAGAGAGAGAGTATTTGTTTCCCTATTAACTCACACTATCATTATAAACTGTCAAGAAGGACAGGTCTAGGACAGTTTTGGGACAATTTTTCAGGCTAGCTTTGTATTTAACCCAATAACTCCCCACAGCAATACAGATAACTCTTCAATTCCTCTAGCGATGTAACGTTTGATGGTACGAACATCTGGCTTTTCAGGAAATGATTCTGCAATCTCTTCTAAGGTTTCTCCATCAATATAATACCTGCGCATGCATTCGCAATATTTGAATTGCTTGCCGCTACACTTCTCAGCATAGATATCGAGCATGTTATTTACATGTCGCATCATCAATGCTGTTTTTTCTTTGCTTTTAACAATCGCATTCACTTTCACAATGCTCTTATCGTCAAACATATCAATTAACAGTTCATTGAGCCATATCTCCTCGGCTTGTGTCGAATCCGTGATAGCATTGTCTACGTATGACTGTAACTGACTATAATGCTTAAGCAGCTTGATCGTGTTGTGTCGAAGTTTACGACCTAACTGTGCATTTTCTTGCTTTGCTAATTCATAGTAGGTTTTAGTAGCCACCTCTGTGGCCAACCTAGTAATTTTTTCAATTTCGCATTCATTCAAATGCATCTCCCCCTTTACGCTTTATTTTAGTCCGTATTGTGTTTTATTCCAGCTTTATTAAGATTCACTCATTAACGCATTAAAACGTTCTTATACATATAAAATTTTGTTTTTTATGGCTATTAGCGACTATAGGAATATACTCATATGTTCTGTGATATGTACAATCACAAAATCATCATCGTCATTTATAACCTCATCAGCCATAGTCCCGATGAATTTCCTATTATCGTTTTCTAGCACTCCAGCAGCTTGTAGTCCATCAAGAATAAATTTCTTAGCAAAAGCTACGTTATCAGGATCATGCCTGGTTGATGAGTGCCATTCAAATAACAGGTCTACTTTACCCTCAACCGATTCTATCTGTTGTGATAGACATTGTTCTTTGACTTGCTCGGTGCATTTCTTTTTCATAGCGGCGGCCGCTATAGTAGAACCTCGCTCACAGTCAATATACTCATTTAACGTTGGAAACCGGTTATGGGCTTTCTTTCTAAACCTAAACTGACATCGTAGGAGAATCTTCATCGGTGTGATTTTCCATTGAATATAGCCACCGCATATTCGCCTCGTAACCGGTCATATACTCTTTGGCTATAATTCTTTTCAGTCCAAGCATCACTATAGTTTGTCGTGAGAATGATGGGTTTCATCCGGTTGTAGCGATCAATAATGATGCTTTCGACTTTAGACGGTACCCAATCAGACTTGGAATACTCCGCACCAAAGTCATCGAGCAATAACAATGGGATATTCCGCAGTTTTTGCTCAAAGCTTAGATAAGCCACATTGTCACCTTTAGATAAGGTAAGCATGGTATCTAATAAGTTAGGCATCGAAATCATGAGGCATCCTTTACCTAATGCCATAGCTTGTTTCAAGATACTCACCGCAATCGATGTCTTGCCAGTGCCAGCCGGGCCTCTTAATATGAGACCCTTGCCAGAATCAAGATTAGTATTCAGATTATCAGAGTACTTTTTAACTACGTCGTAAGCCTCAGCGTTCTCTTTTGGAAAGCTGCCATGCTTGCGTAACCATTCAAAATCCATATCGTAATACCGCTTAGGAATTCCAACTGCAGCATAGGTAGTATTAACATTAGTTTGAATGACTACTGGTTTATCATAGATTGGATAGAAGAACTCATCCTCTACCGTGTACTCTTTCATATTCCGCTTGCCAGTCAACTTGCTCACCTTTTCTTGAAGAGCCTCTATTGCTGTTGTTACGTTTGCTTGTTCCATTATCCTTTGCTGCCTCCTCCCTTATCTTGTTATTTAAAACGGCGGTGATGTATGCGATGCTAGCCTTACCAACTTCGCTAGACTTACTTATGGCATTAATGACTTCATTTTCACCAAAGTCGTTAACAAGACATTCTAGTTTCTCTTTTGTAACAGAAGAAATTTCACCTACATCATTCATATAAATTTTGAACACGTTTTTATATGGATCAGTTTTTTTTGATTCATCATCAAACATGGATAAGATATCCTTATCTGATTTTTCATTTTCGTGCACCTCATTATATGAATATGAATATATACTTTCCTTTCCTTTCCTTTCCTTTTGTTCGTTTTGTTCAACGACCGTTGAACGGTCGTTCGTTTTCGTTGAACGGTCGTTCGTTTTCGTTCCTTTTTTTCGTCTTGCTTCGCCACTCTTAATGCCTGCCAACCTACGTTGTTCCTGCTTTTTTTCTGCTTTGCTTCTTCGTATCTCTTGTCTACGGATTAAACTGGGAGACCAAAAATATTCATCATCACAATCAAGCAGTTCAAAATCGTGAATTAACGAATTTATAAACAAAAATGATTTGTTTGAACAAAATAAATCTCGTTCGTTTTCGTTGAACGGTCGTTCGTTTTCGTTGAACGACCGTTCGCTTTCGTTCAAAATTCCTAATTCTTTATCAAGAGCGATGAATGTATATTTTTTGAAAGGCAACCTATAATCATCAGATGAAGCTAGCTTTTCAATTAATTTCCACCACCAGGCATATGAAATAACCCCAAACTCTGACTCCATTGCTACGATTTTAGGATCATTGCTCGCATTAACATCGTGGCTGAAGTAATACACGTCCTTGGCCATTCATCATTCCTCATCTATAAACAAACTATCCTGGGCTCGGTTCCCCATGATAAACTTTACGCATTCATCAATTAAGTCTTGCACTGAAATAGCAAATGTACGGTCTGCATACTCTACCGACAACCAATCAGTCTTGAATTTCAATTCATCAGTGGAGTTTGCATCTTGTATAATGCCTTCAACGCTGACTTTCTCCACCACGTCCTCTATAACGCCATATTTAAACTTGAATTGTCTTACGACAAACGGGATATTAAACTCTTCCAGGAATTCAAAATTCTTTTTCATAATAGCCTGTAGCCGACTGAAGGCTTGCATAAGTTCAGGTCGCGGATCATCTTTAGATTTAATGGTAAAGACATCTGTCAGACCAGTAGCAGATGGTTTCTGATAGGCGATATTGATATCGTTATCTGTAATTTGAATGGATTTAACGATCATAATGGACTCCTTTCTTGTTCTACGATTACTAATTTGCCGGTAGCAGACTGAACCGCTTGCTTAAATGCTGCAGCATCAGAATTCCCATCTGATAAATGTAGTAGTCGTATATCTTGGCACTTAGTAAGATCCATAGACTTTAGAAATTTAATAACATTCTCTAACGAAAAATGGGATTGAATTAGCCTTTCCATTCGTTTTTTGTTTAAAGAACCATTGTCTACATATTGGTTTAAAATTTCATATGAATGATTACACTCGACCATGATATGATTCACATCTTTAAATGTGTACCGGCAATAGTAGGTGTCGGTAACATATAAGAGTTTCTCTTCACCGTCAGAAATCAAAAAACCAATATTAGGAACGTCGTGTTCTAATTCAAAAGGTAGAATACTAAAATTACCTATCGTAAATTGAACCTTAGGTGTAATGTAAATAGCTTTATGATTACCTGCTACATATAACGCATCTGCGGTATCCTTTAACATGTATACACGATGTCCAAGCTTTAATAGATCATTTACAGCCTTGCTATGGTCGCCATGTTGATGCGTGAGCAACGTGCCGCATAGATGTAAAAAATTAAATCGACAATAACGTTGAATTTCTTTAAAGGATAACCCTGCATCCAGCAACAGTTCATCACCATTGGTTGAGGTTTTTATTCGGTAGCAATTCCCTTTGGAGCTGCTACCGAATGCTTGAATACTAATCACAATCAATCACCAAACATACTTACTGCTTCGCCAGTTTCAGGGTCTACGAATTCACTTGTAGGAGTAGGTTCAATATCAATCGTTTCTGAATTTGCGTTATTAGCAATAGTTTCAGCCACATCAGATTGAACGTCGATGGTTTCGCCTTCAAAATCAGGTGTGAGTTCGCCATCATTATCACGGATGACGGCGCCATCTACAGAGATTGCATTAGCCATGTTCTGCATTTCGACTGATAGAATGCCATATTTACTTAACAAACGTTTGAGTACTGTTTTGATGGCCATTGCGTCAAAGTCAGTTTTCCAAAGACCAAAGCCCCTTTTGTATGTTTGGGAATACTTTATAGCGTGGGCTTCAGCATCTTCTTTAGACATATATAAATACTTTTCAAAGCCATTAATGAGTTTGAAATAAGCGATGTAGCCGACTACATTATCACCAGTTCGCTCGCCTAATTCGAATTCGCCTGTGAGTTTGTTATGGTGTTTAATTTCGCCTTCGTAGATTTCACTAGCATTAATAGTCTTATATTGACCTGTGCGCATGGCCAACTGGATATACCCTTTGTATCCCATTTGAAATTGAGCTTCATTAATTTTCTTTTTACTGTTGTAGAAAGGAACAATATAGGCAAACCCCAAGTTTTGATTAATCGGAAGATCCAAAGTGGCTGCCATCACGCCTGCAGTAATAACTGTAGTAGGGTCAGCTTTAGATAAAAGCTCATTATTGTTAGATACAGAAATCAAGCTGGACACAAAGGCCGCTGATTTTTTACCCAAGATTTCATTAAAACGTTTCTTTACCGACTCGCTAGACACCATAGTTTTAAGCGATGGTGTTTGAGTTTGTGCTTTTGTTACTTCACCCATTATGTACCTCCTATGCTACGTCTTCACATACAGCGTGGATGTTTAATTTAGTTAAGATGCCATGAATTTCTAAGCGGCCTTTTTGTGTCCACTTAGTCGTGATTTTTGAATCTAAGCGACCATCACTTCTGCAGAATGTAAAAGTTTCTGATTTAGTAAAACCTTTAGCCATATGTTGCTTGTACAGAATCCATTGATCACCGACCTTACGTTGTAGACCAGCTTCATGCAAAATTTTATTTAACTCTTGAGCACTAAGGCCATAGTCAGCTGCAATTTGAGTAATCGCTAAACAGGATTTACTTGAGAGAATTTTATCTACGTAATCCTTAACCGGTTTAAATTCTGCTATCTGCTGCTCTTGCTGAGCGACAATAGCTTTGGTAGCATTATGCAATTCCACCTCATTAGCGTAGGCTCTAAGAGCTTCAGGTAATGACTTTGGAATGTTCATGCTATAAGTACCGGTCTTACGAATTTGAGGGATTACATCGTGTGTGATCCACCGTTTAAATTCTTTAGCTTCAGGTTTTCGACTTGAAAGCACCAGGTTATATAGTCCGTACTCATTGACGATATTTGTTTCTCCTTGACGCCCTAGATTAAATCTAGACCGTTCATCATTGTCCAATCGTTTAAGTGCATCGGTTGTATTTTTTATTTCTAAACAATCACATACATCTTTTGCTACAAACCATAATTCATTATCTTTTTCTAAAATACGAACTTGGCCAAATGTATCGTTCTTAAAAATTTGTAAATCATTCATATCTACACCTCCTCAACAGTTAATTGCGGTTTCGATTCATCAACGATCAACTTAATCGTTTGACTATTAACTGGAACGAATTCAGTTACTGCTTCTGCATTATCGATGAATACCGGAGCATTCACTTTGTAATAACTTGTTAATGCATTAATGATATCTAACCCTACATTAATGCGTGCTGCGTTATTCATGCTTCGATATGGAACTCCTTTATAGGTAGTTTCACAACATTCTTCTACATTGCCATTCAACATGACATTAAACATTTTAAATCGAGCTAATTTGAATCTCGAGTTAATGTTTTCTTCCAACATATTAACCTTTGCTTTAATGAATTCATCCATCAAGAAAGATGCTTCATCAAGTGCGTTCTTTTCTGCTACTAATTTTTGTTGTTGATTTTCTAACTCAAGGATTCGATGATTAATATCATCAATAAGCTTAAATTTATTTAACTCAGTTTCGAGGGCTGCTTTTTTAGACTTCATAGAGCTCAACTCTTCGTCAAGTTTAGTAAGTTCTTCAGTATCAGCTCCTGGTTCATCGTCAATCTCTAGTAAGAATAATTGAGCCTTCAAATCAGCATAGACTGGATCGTCTTCAAGGTTAGGCTCAGAGTATGCCTCATATTCTTTAAACTTAACATTGTAAGCATCATGATATTGAGATACCTCAGTAGTTAAGCTATCAATCTTTAGCACCATAATTTCTTGTTGCTCTTCATAGTTTGCTTTAAGCTTCACTGCACTTTCAATAAGCCCTTTCCACTCCTCAAGCTTCTTAGATTTATTGGTGTTAAATTCTGCCTCGAGTACTGCTTGCTTATCAGCGGGTAGTGCTTGGCCACAAGTAGGGCAAGATTCTTTATTGAATTGTTGTGCATTAAACGTATCAAATTCAGATTGTAAAGTTGCAATGCGTTTAGACTCACGTTCAATTTCTTTGATGAGCTCATCTTGTCTATCAGCACATCTATCTCTGTCTACTTCTACCATTTTTAGTTTGGTTAAAGAGGCTTCATATTCACCGCGTAGGTGTTGTTTTTGTTTGTGATAGTCGGATAGCACTTTAGAGCTTTGAGCCTCTAACTGGCGGTTAATATCACGGATTTTAGATTCCTTTTCAGTAGAACTAAACCCATTTTGAATAATTGCCTTTTGCTTTTCAACTTCATCTATCCCAGCGGATAAGGTTTCAATATCACGAATAAGTTTTGCTTTGTCAGATGCAATTTCAGGTTTATTACGCATAGCTTCATCGATGCGAACCGGAATCATATCAAGCTCTTTATTAATGGCGGTCTTCTTAGCTGCGACCACCTTACGATGATCGTCTACCGTTCGACCCTCTAACAGTTCAGCCAATCGTCTTAAATCATCACGGCTATTAATTACACTAATATCATCGATATCACCGCACATCTCAAGCAATAATTTGCGACGATTTTGCCAGGAGTACGTTTCATTAAAATACAATGGGTTTGTGATTAATTTAAAGATACTTTCATCGATAAGAGTGTTTACAATTTCTTTATACTCTTTTTCTTTTTTAGGCACCCCATCGACAAAGTAATCTGTTGTATGACCCGTGAGGGTGACTTCGCCACCACGAGGGGATGAATACTTTTCACGATACACACGTTTGAGTTCTACTGTGCCTCCTTCATCCAAAGTAAAGGTAGCTGTTACTTCATGATTGACTTTATGAATGGGTTCTCCGCCATCCAATGTTTTGATTTCAAAGTCAGCTCTATCTAGGCTATCTTTGCCGAATAGTAACCAACACACAGAGTCAAATACAGTCGTTTTACCAGTAGCATTATCACCACGGATTACGACATCGCCATTAAGATTTATGGTAAAGGATTTTAGCCCTTTAAAATTTAGTAATTCTAATTTTGTGAGTTTCATAGTGATCTCCTATACAACACTAGCGTCCACGTCGATGGTATGCGGTTCAATCTTTAATTGATTGGCCCATTGCATAACCGTCGAATTAATATGAGCATTCTTTTTAAGCATTTCATTAGCAAAGAGCTTAGCCTGTACTAAGTCAAATATTTGACGACCTTTCTTCTTACCCTTATTGGCCAATTCTAGGCATGCAACCGGTTTCATAGAATCGTCGGTAACTAACACTATTGCCGTAGTTCCTTTCATGACTCTATCCCGGTATGAGCCAACACAATTTTTTAACCGTTTACCAGCAGTCATTAAATCTGCTGCAGTTCTTGGGACCATAAAATGCATTCCGTTTACATCTGCTTGTAGTTGAGGAACCTCCGGAAGCATTACGTCGCCGTACTCTTGCTTATTGAAGATTTTGATAACTTCATCATGAAAGTTCTTTAGCTTGAATCGTTTTGCCCATAATACATCTTGGTATTTTACATCGAGTTTTGTGTACATATCTACACAATCTTCGATATCACGAATGTCTTCAGATAACATCCAGCGCAATACAGCTGGCTCACCACATCGCTTAATTAGCTCCTGCCACATGTCCTTAGAACGAGGTGTATTTAACTTCATTGCCTTACGAAAATCGTTAGCGTTATGAAGCTTCCCTGTATATGGACATGCACTTTCATAGCTTCGTTGTAGTGTGAGGATAGTACGTCTACAATTTTCATCACTGAAGAGATTTAGAACATCAGACATATATACGCTTAATGGATCATTAACCATACACTTCCGCAAGGCTCTACTATTGGGAGCCTTATATGATTGTCTAAGTGCTTCTTGAAAATTCATACCCTTTCTTGTAGCCGCCAATACATCGTCTTCAAACGGAATATTTGTATATCGATATAAGCAGTAAGCATTAGTCCAGTGCACATACTGTCTCATCAAGCTAACAATACTAGGCATATCCGGTGCCGATAATTTTAAAATCATATTAAGCAGCATCGTAAAATGATAGCCGTTGTCTTCAGTGGCACCAGGAGCTACATATACATCCTTAGCGCCATACCCATATGTTTCCTTTAATCGTTTTTCAAACATAGACCTTAATGCTTTGAATGTTTTGTTTAAAAATTTTCTGTTAAAGTCTGTCATTGCGTATGAATCACCAAAGAATTTAAGTACAGGCATAATCTCATTTTCACGAATGTAATCAACAGTCAATTCATAACGGATTCTAAATCTATCAATGAAGATAGCCTTGCGTTTCTTAAAGTCGAATCGCAACGTTTCCGTACACATTCCGTGGTCGTTTTTTCTACCGTCAAAGAAAAGCTGTATGCCTTGGTATCTAATTTTTAAATCTAAGAAATGTTTGTAATTAATAACCTCCACATAAGCGGTCACAGGATATACTTTCTCATCACTAATGGAATAGTAAATTTTATGATCACAAGGATTGGAAGATGTTTGGCAGTTTGGACAGGTGTAGTATTTGGCACCGGTAACATATCCATTATGATATGAATATTTACGCTGCCAGCTACCCCCAAACGTAAACCCACAGTCGATATGGTGGACAGTTGTGTATTCTGCTCCATAAGGAGCCTCTAGAATTACGCTATCGAACATTTTGTGAATATAGGTACTGGATACAATCTCCACAGTGAATACCTCCTTTTAGTCGCCGAACATAGCAAAGAGGTCAGCGTTATCTTCTACACTAGGCTCAACCGTTGGCTGTGTTTCGGCTGTAGCAGGTTCATTATCAACTGGCGTAGATTCTTTAGCTGTTTTAGACTTACGGGTACGCTTTGGCTTTTCTTCCTTTGCCGCATCTTCCGTTTTTTCTTTAGGCGTAGCTGCCTTAGGAGGCTCAACCACATCAAAAGCTTTTACAATGGCATTAGAGGCTTTCATAACGTTTTCTGTGTATGCGATACCTGCGTTGTATTCTTCCGTATTATCAGGATCGAGTTCAATTGCTTTATGTAATACATCTAACGACTTCTTACATATGTCAGCTTGCGCTTTGAATTGTTGCTTAGCCATATTATTCCTCCCCTGCCATTACTGTTTTTAAATCAGTGATGATATCATCAGTTAAAGCATCACTAGAAATTTTCCCTACGACGCCATGCTTTTTAAATACTGTAAGAACTTTACCGGCACGAACCTTATCCGTACCCATCCAATTACGGATTTCAGCATAAAATGCTTTTTTATCTACTGGTTCAGCAGTTACATCTAATGTTGCATCTTGGTCTGGCGTTTCTGTTGGAGTTGATTCTTCCGTCGGTGTTTCAGCTGGAGTAGGTTCTGATACAGGTTCTTCTGCCTGTTCAACCTTTTCTTCTTTTTTATCTGTTACTAACTTACCTTCAAAATCGGTTACAGGAACATCCTTTTGCGCTGGCTCAACTTCAACAGGTTCAGGTTGTTGTTTTACATCTACTTTTTTTGCAACTTCAGACGCCGCTACTTCAACATCAATAGTCTCGCCAACTGTTACTGTAGACGCTTCAATATTAGAGCAATTACCGCAGCACTGATGATTTAATCGTTCGTTCCAATCTGCCACTTGCACCGCTAGATCATCTAATGTATTGAATTTAATAGTTAAGATATTTTGATTTTCCATGATAGTTTCTCCTTTAAAATTTGAATAATAACTCACCATCAACTAGCATTCCAGTTACCATCTTGGGAATGCCAAGTTCTTTAAGCTTTTTGATTACGCTACTACTTTTAGTAATAAAAATAGTGTTTCGCTCGATTTGCTTTGCGGTCGGCTTAAAAACATAAGATTCTGTTTTTAACGCAGGTGATACGCAAATCACTTTATTGTGAACGTCTATACCAACTCTAAAATATTCAGGACCTTTTAATTTTTTATAAGCAGCTAATGAAAGCTTGATATAACTATTAGTTACAACAATTGCTACTGTTTCTGCTGCACGACGCTTTTCTTTATTATCAGCGAAAAAGTTGAAGTCAAATGTATTTACAGATGGCAATAATTTTTTAGATTTTATTTCAGGCATGTTAGCTCCTCTCAAAACTTAAATATTAGCTTTTTGGAATCACCTTCGATGATCACGTCCCCACTAATATTTTTAGTAATACCTAATTCTGTTAACTCTTTTAATACGACTCTCGCCCTTGAGATAATGATTTTAGATTTTTGTAAAGCAGCTTTAGGTGGATAAATAGCTGCTTCATTGTTCTTTTCTAAAATAGGATATACATGAATTTCACGAGCTGATATATCAATTCCAACTCGTAAGCCTTCAGGTCTACCAATCGCGTTATACGCGTCTACACTTAATCCACAAGCCGAGCCCCATACGTTAAATCGCACTTTAGGGGGCACACGCCCAGAGCGACTAAAAAAGTTAAAGTCTATATTTTTATTAACAGTTGGCATGATTGCCTCCTTATGTGTTACAATTTAACTGGTTATTTTAGCTATGGACGTTACTAGTTGCACCTGGTAGCGTCCTTTTTCTTTGTTTTGCCCTCATTCGCAAATGAGAGGTATGGCAGTCCTTACATACTGTAACCACCTTCCCAATAGCGGTATTGTAAAGACTGTAGGTAATATTCGGGGTAAGCTTGTACCCACAGTGATAACATCGTTTTACCATTTCACTAACATCTCCCCTGTAATCCACCAGTAGAAAATACCTACTACCAGATATAAGAAACACGATCCGACAATAAAGCCCTCTATAATATCAGCTAACTGTGGAGCCATAGCAGCACGTCTAAGCTCCCGTTTTTCTTTATAAGTCATCGCACTCATCTTGGATTTCACCTCCTTATTCTCCTATTCGTGCCTGGCATCGTTTCGCTAACCAAGCATTAAACGACTCGACGTGGATAAGGCGTTTACCTCCACGCTTACCGATTTTCATGGACGGAAAGTCAAAATCTTGCGCCCATTCTCGGATAACGGCTTGCGGTACGCTAGCAAGCTCCGCAGCTTCCGCCACCGTAATGCACATCTTATTCATAACTACCTCCTCCAAGCGTATTCATAAATTGTTCATGTATATTTTGCATATTTTTAAACTTTAATTTGTATAATCACCTTAGAAAGGAGGTGATTATATGGGGAAAAATCAACATGTTGTGCCATCCAAAAGTGGCGGTTGGAATGTCAAAGGTGCTGGAAATTCTAAAGCAACAAAACACTTCGACACAAAGCAAGCTGCAATCGATTACGGAAGACAAACTAGTCGCAATCAAAAAAGTGAATTAGTAATCCACAATAAAGATGGACGGATATCTCAAAAGGACAGCCACGGACATGATCCGCATCCACCAAAAGGCTAGTCATAATTAGGAGTTAGTACGGCGATATAGTTTGGCGAAGGCTCGACATCATCTTCAGTGATAACCGCAACTACTGTATCGTCGTCTTCCCTCTTTATAACAATCTTTGTGTATTGGTCTGTGTTTAAAATACTATCTGGTTTCATTTTTATTCTCCTTTCGAGATAATAAATGCTTTTAATATAATCCACCGTGAAAGGAGGTGGTTATTGTGGAAATGATAAATGTATCATCTTCAAATGTTTCCGCTATTGGGTATGAAGATGGCATCATTCAAGTGCGGTTCAAAAATGGTTCCGTATACCAATACTTCGGCTGTAGTGAAAGTTTATTTCAATCTTTTTTGAATGCATCTTCAAAAGGGAGATTTGTGCATCAGTATTTAGTCCATAAACCACAACGTAAAATTAGATGACTAATCATCTATCGGCACGCCAATTTCGGTATTGCACACATTCACAAAAATGTCTGTCACCAATATCGTCGTATGAGGTGTGCCGTTTTTTCTTATCCATTTCACTAATGGTCTAGCTGCTAATGCTAGTTCTTTGTGTTCTTTCGGAATACACTCTTTCTCTATATTCATAGCTCCTCCTCTCTACTGCCACTAATGTTGTTAGTGGCTTTTACTTCTTTCACTTAATTTCTGATATAATTACCTCAAAAGGGAGGTATTAATTATGATTAATTACACTGATTTTTTCTTAGGCCTTTTTACGGCGTCATTTGCATCTGCACTAGGTGCGTATCTGAATCACTTAACAAATGTTAGTAGACTAAAAAAAGAACGGGAAAAATACAATAAGGCGTTATTGCTTATGTTCATTCGATGCATTGATAATTGTGCAAGATTCATAATGACGACTGGCGTCTATTCTGTATTTTCAGAATGGGACTATTCTTTATGGCCCGAAATACGTGTTGAAATTGCTAAAGCATATCCTACAGAATTTATTAAATTCACACTCCTTATCGAAAAAATGTCTGTTGTAAAAGATCACTCAGACGTCGAATTTTTACGCGAAGAGGCTCAACGGCTTAAGGCTCACGTCCAGCAACTACAATAATCAAAATTCCTGTCAGCACGAGCCCTATAATATATCCGATGACAAACTCCATATTTTCACCGCCTTTCAATAGCCACTAACGCTTGTTGGTGGCTTTTACTTTTTTACCGTTGCGTTATCTTTCAAATACGCTATTACATCAGTCATAATATTTTCCACATTTGTGATTGTTAAGCCATGTGCTATTGCTATGGAAATCATTGCGTCTACTATGCTCTGGTGCGTTGCTTTTGTAATGAGTTTTACTATTTTCATGGTTCCTCCATTTTAGTTTTTAAATATCGGTTTTCCGTTATTTCTTTTTAAAAAAAAGAGCATCAATAGTTTCCATATCTAGTTTTCCACTCGGCATACTGTTAGCAACCTTATCAATTTCCTTTTGTGTAAATGGAACTTTATTTGATAAGCGCTGCCCTAGTTGTGTCGTACCAATACCGAGGAACACTGCAAATTCTTTAAGGGTATGGAAGTTATTTTTAATAAACTCTCGTAGATTAGTATAATCAAATTCCATGATTTTCACCTCCTTTCATCATCGGCTTTCCGTAATTCAATAATACACTTGATTTTCGCTTTTGTCTATCGGTTTTCCGTTTAAGTTTGGTTTAATATTTACATTTGACGGTTTTCCGTTTATAATAGCTGTAAAGTTAGTCCTAGAGGAGAATGAATTATGAGTACCCAATTTATAAATCGTTTAAAAGCTGTTATGGCAGAGCACAAAATAACCCAAACAGAATTAGCCAAACGCACGGGCATCCGCCAATCTTCTATATCAGATTGGCTAAATAATCGATATGAGCCGAAACAAGATAAGGTTTATATATTAGCTAATGCTTTAAATGTAAGCCCTGCCTGGCTACTTGGGTATGATGATTCCAATATACCCCCTGTGCAATCTATACCTGAGAAAAAAGACGGCTATTACACCGACCGTGAAGCAGCCGAATTTGCTGAATACCTACGCACACGTCCAGGGGCTCGTATGCTCTTCTCTGCCGCTAAAGATATAAGTAAGGAGGATTTAGAAAAAGCAGTCGAATATATAGAATTACTCAAACTTAAACACAAATAAGATATATAAATAACGGGAGGTTTATATGTTTTTCTTTTTATTTGATGAAGATAAACCTGGTACAGGTTCGTATACATCGCCTTTTGATTCGATAAAGCAACTTGATGATGAAGGTAATGAGTATTGGTATGCGAGGGATTTGCAAGGAGTGCTTGAGTACTCAGAATGGCGTAATTTTTTCAAAGTAGTTGAGAAAGCTAAAATTGCTTGTGAGTCCAGCAGTAATCTGGTGTCTATGCATTTTGTTGACGTCAACAAAATGGTAGAAATAGGCAATAATACATTGCGAGAAGTTGATGATATTAAGCTTACTAAATACGCATGTTACCTAATCGCCATGAATGGCGATCCTCGCAAAGAGGTAATTGCATTGGCTCAAACCTATTTTGCGGTGAAAACTCACGAACGAGAAACCCTAGAGCGGTACGACAAAGATATGAAACGGCTGGAGGCTCGCGACCAACTAAAAGAGTCAGAAAAACGACTTTCACAAAATATATACGAACGCGGAGTCGATAATAAAGGCTTTGCACGCATTCGCTCCAAAGGTGATACTGCATTATTTGGAGGGCATTCTACACAAGCTATGAAAGACAAACTTGGCGTCAGCCCTACACGTCCTCTAGCTGATTTTCTTCCCACTGTAACCATTGCAGCTAAAAACCTGGCAACAGAAATGACGAATCATAATGTTGAACAAAACGATATGTATGGAGAAGAGCCTATTACAGACGAACATGTACAAAATAATTCGACCATTCGTGAAATGCTCGCAGAACGCGGAATTAAACCAGAGGAACTGCCAGCAGAAAAAGACTTGAAGAAAGTTGAACGTAAAATTAATAAACATTTAAAGTCTATTGATAACAATCCACAAAATAAGAAATGACTTTAAAGGGAGAGTGTTATATTGGTTGTAAATTTGATTTACTGCGACTTGCCACATGCCAATGCCGTGTCAGAGGAATGTGAAGACGCTCATAACATCTACATAAACAAAAACCTCCCGCATGACCGCATGCGAGAGGAAATTAAGCACGAATTAATGCATATTATTAATGACGACTTCTATTTAGACCATCACGTTAATCTAGTAGAGCAAATGGTCCGTCGAACATGCATCGATGATGCTGAGTTAGAGAGTATTAACTTTTATCATCATGTGTTGTAAAAAAATTTAAAACTACTATGTATTTTTGGAATATGGTATTGCGTTTATGTAATTTGAAAATTGCAAATATGCGTGATAATATAATGGTAACAGTACCCATCACGCTTAGAGTTGATTATTCAACAGCTGCGCACCAGGATGGGTCTTTTTTTTATACCTATGAAAGGTATTACTTTATGGCAACAAATATAAAGCAACCGACAACAATTGATCAACAGATTGAGCAGTTAAAAAATAGAGGGATGATTGTCGATGATGATAATGATTTAAGACGATGGTTAAGCACTGTCGGATATTATAGACTAAGTGGATATTGGTGGATGTACGAAAAACGGTATCCTCAATGCTCACCTAGAAACCATAAATTTAGAGATGGCACGACGTGGAGTCAAATAAAGTATGCTTATATATTTGACCAAAAATTCAGACGATTAATTTCTACTGGAATAGAAAAGATAGAAGTAGCAGTAAAGGCATCATGGAGTCAATATTTAGCAACACAATATGATACATCACATCCTCATGAAGACTCGAATATCTTTAAGTCCAATGTATGTACAGTTTCTAGAATTCAGGGACAACCCTCTGCATTTGATAAACTAAAAAAAACTTACCTAAACAGTAAAGAGCAATTTGCGTTACATTATAAAAATAAATACCCCCATATTAACACCCCTCCTATTTGGGTATCCGCTTTATTACTAACGCTCGGTGAATTATTAAATTGGATAGATGGAATAAAGAAAAGGGCAGATAAAAAAGCCATATATAAAGAGTTCCCTTTTGATTATATGCCAATGCAATCGATTCTTAATAACTTGAGATGGGTAAGGAATGTTTGTGCTCATAATGGTAGGCTTTGGAATAAAAGAACACCTATTGTGTTTAAGCCTGTTCGAAATATAAAAGACAAACTTATCGTTTCAAAATCAGACAGTTCAAAATTAGACAGTAAAATATACAATACAATAATTGTTATGTCTGAGATATTAAAAACAATTGATCCTGACTATCCATTTGTGTATTTTATGAAAGATTTAATTGTACATAGCAGGTATATCGATGCTAAATCAATGGGATTTCCTAATAATTGGCTTGAGCTTCCAGAGTGGAAAAACCCAAGCCCTCTCCCTAAACATATATTAAACAAAAAAGAAAAAAGAAATAAGCGACGAGCTAAAAAGAAATAAAAATAAGCCCTCACCGCAGTGAGGGCTACTAAAAACTACATACCTAGCCTTAGAGAAAAGGTATTTCATTTTTACTCCAATATTATTATATCACATAAAACCTCTAAGGCTTATTTCTTATACTCAAATTTAAGCCAAGGAGGTTATTTTTATGGCTAAAAAGAGATCCGATGGACGATACCAGGTATCGAAAACCATCAACGGTAAGCGTAAATTCTTTTATGGCACCACTAGGAAAGCGGCCATAGAAGCTATGGAGAAATACGTAAATACAAATCAAGCATGTGCTAATTTCGATGATACTATTTCATTAAACACCTGGATTAATATATGGTTACAACTAAAAGAAAAGACCATAACCCCTGCCACCTATCAAAGTTATACTGGTATTATCAATCGTTACATAAGAGATAAAATCGGTGGCGTGAAGTTAGCCGAAATTAAACCTAATACATTACGGTATGTTTTTGAATCAATGGATGGATTATCATCAAGAACTATATCCTACACCATGACAATTCTAGGCTCCATATTAGAGCAGGCGGTAAAAGATGACATCATCCCTAAGAACTATATGAAAAACATAGACCGACCAAAGCAGGTTAAAGTTCGGCATATGGTAACGTTATCTGCAGATGAAGTAAAAGACTTCTTATCCAATATATCAAATACAGAACATCATGCGCTATTTAAATTAGCATTTGCAACAGGTATGCGGCGATCTGAATTATTAGGATTGCGATGGTCTGATATCGATTTCAAGAAATCAACTATATCCATTTCACAAACAGCACTCAAAATCGGATCTACTGCAGTTATATCCAATACAACCAAGACCACATCCTCAAAACGGATAATTGCCATTGATACGGAAACACTCCAGGAGCTTTTGAAGCATAAAACAGTCATAGACAAGCGTAGAATTAAAACCATGAACTGGATTAATAATAACCTTGTATTCCCTGGTATAAAGGGTGCTCCTCGCTGCCCTGATGAAGTCAGCAAACTATGTAAGAAATACACCAGTTTAATCGGTAAACCCGCTTTTACTATGCATGGTACTAGACATACCCATGCAACCCTACTCATCGAAAATGGAGCAAATATGAAAGCCATACAGGAACGTCTAGGACACGCTTCATTCCAAGAAACAATGGATACCTACTCACATGTGACACCTAAAATGGAAGATGACATCGTAGAACGTATTTCTAAAATATTCTGATGTCAAAATGATGTCAAACCACGCAAGACTTTATGATGTCAAACAAAAATAAGGGCTTACAGAATTGCCTGTAAGCCCTTATTTAATCAGCTTGGTGCGGTTGGAGGGACTTGAACCCTCACGAGCGTACGCTCACCACCCCCTCAAGATGGCGTGTCTGCCATTCCACCACAACCGCAT